AATCTAAGGATAACTGGATAACAGTTCACTGCGGTTCGAGAAACTTAGGCGTTAAGGTATGCGAATACTGGCTGAAAAGAGCTAAAACTCAATCAAATACAACCTCAGCTGAATACGTTGTAGCTTTCGACGACATTGTTTCAAAAACTGCCGATAGAAACTCTATTCCAAAACTGATCGCTGAATTGAAAGAACAATGTAACAAGGGTATTGATCGTGATTACCTTTCAGACGAATTGACCATTGGTTATTTGTTTGATATGATCTTTGCCCAGAAATATGCTGAATGGAATCGTCAGGCTATACTTGACATTATCCAAAAAATTTTGAAAGTAAAGGCTTTTGACGAAGTTATTTCATCGGTACATAACTATGTTGACTTTCATGACTTCATCATCAGAAAGGGTGCTATATCGTCCTACGTGGGGCAGAAAATGATTATTCCTTTCAACCAAAAGGATGGTATGCTTATCTGCGAAGGTAAATCAAATCCTGACTGGAATAACTCTGCACCTCACGGAGCAGGTAGGCTATATTCGAGATCAAAAGCCAAGGAATTGATTAGCCTTGAAATGGTTGAAGAATCGATGAAAGGAATTTATTCCACTTCTGTATGTGATTCGACTATTGACGAATCAGTATTTGCTTACAAAGACTCAAAAATGATTGAAGCCGCTATCCAAGATACAGCTACAATTCTTCACCGAGTTAAGCCAGTATTGAATATCAAGGACTCAACGTCTGCTCCAAGACGATCAAAGAAAGATCGATAAAAATAATGCCACGTAATTGTAACATTTTACGTGGCATTACGTATAAGTAATAAATCTATAATTAATCATGGAACTCAAAGCAAATCTCAGTAAATTAGAGCTATTCAATCGAATACATGACTACACAAATGGCATGGTAATTTTAACTGGCTCATTAGCATTATTCATGCAACAGGAACTTGTTGAAAGGGAAGCATCCGATCTGGATATAATTCTTCCGTATTACATCGACTTATCGGCATTTGGAAAAATCGAAAGGCTTCATAATCCTTATAGTACAGTATGTTTCAGCATTACACCTAGAGAAGGTGCTGAAATACATGTGATCGTTGACCCAAACTGTCATCACATTACAAAGGTATGTGGCGAAAGGCTGCTAAAGATTTCAAATGCTCAAGACATTTGGATTGAGAAATTCAGGTCATTCATATTTTTCAACACTCAAAAAAACTGTAAAGACCTAAATGAGTTGATTCAAAGGAATCTTGTTACCAAAGCACCTAAAAGTGCCGCTTTAACGAATTATTAAAGTAAGCCATGAAGTACATTATTTACGAACTCACTCAGCCAAACATTTTGCAAAAAATGGTTCCTGATGGTTATCATATTAAGGAACTTGTACGCAATGTGCTTGAAGAACTGGACGAGCCAATGATTTCTTCACAGCATGATACATATGACTTAGCTATGCAAGAAATTGTTAAGCATAAAGACAAACTGAAATTCAAGAGTTTGACGATACTACAAATTATAACCGTTAATTACGACGGTGAAATAAATTAAAGTCATGAGAGTAGAATATATCATAATCATTATCATTTTTATCCATTGGGTAGGAGATTTCTTATTCCAGACGTTTAAAATGGCTACCAATAAAAGCAAGGACAATTATCAGTTGTTTATACATGTCCTTGTTTATTCATCTGTATGGCTTGTAGGCTTATTCTTTTATAGCGTAATGCAAGTAGCTGTATTCTTCGTGATTACCTTTATATTTCATTTCTATTTAGACTACATCACAAGCAGATGGACTTCAAGTCTACATAAGAAAGAGAAGTTTTATGGCTTTCCAGCCTTTTTTAGCGTAATCGGTTTAGATCAATTTTTCCACTATGCACAATTAATTTTAACATTTATTCTTATACAAACATTATAATGGCTACATTAAGAGAAGTTAAGGAATGGCTTGAAGCACTGCCAGAAGAATTTTTAGATTTCGAAGTTGTTAACGGCGAAGAAGGAAAAATAGACGATCAATACACCTATCGTATTGACAAGCCAATTGTTTGCCTCATGGTCGATGAAGAAACAAAAGAAATTGCATTTTTGAATGTACCTGCCGATGAAGCAGAAGTAAAAATAGACTAATTATGATCAGAATAAATAATACTAATTACAGCGGAAGTTCTGTAACTATCTCAAAAGGCAAAATAATTATCGATGGCATTGATGTAACGCCCGATTCTAAAAAAATCGATATTATCGTTGATGGTAATATCAATAAACTAAACGTCGATTCTTGCGATAGTCTTAAAGTGACTGGCGATGTGGACACTTTATCGACAATGTCTGGCGATGTGGACATAACAGGTAATGTTACTGGTAATGTTAAAACAATGTCTGGCGATGTTAAATGCGAGAATATTGGTGGTAATGCATCGACAATGTCTGGCGATATAAAATATCGAAAATGATTAAGTTTCTTATTCAAACAATCGATGGCGAAGTGAAACATGATTTCAGCTTTGCTTTAATAGAGAGTCTCCGTTATCAGGCATGGGCAGATAAAACCAGTCCATTCATGTACACATATATGGATACTAATGGACTGAGATTAAATCAATTTAAGCCAATCTATAGTGATTACATTCCTGTAGGTAGCGTTGAGTTTGTTTCTGATTTTCTATTTCAATTTTTCGGAAAAATACCTTTGCCAATAAATATACCAGCTGAATTAATGTCAGAGGATTTTACCCACAGGCATGTGAAGAACGGTACTGAACTGGACATTGTTCAGAAGTCATTTGTAAAATCAAATGATAAGATCAAATCATTCACTGAAATTTGCGATCACGCACCTATTGGTAACTATCAAATATCCGATATTATTGAGATTGAGAGCGAATGGAGAGCATTTGTATACAATGGTGAGTTGGTTGGGCTTCAAAATTATTCAGGGAGTTTCACAGAATTTCCAAATGTGTATTTAATTAAAGTCATGATCAACGCATACAAGTCTGCACCAATAGCATACACATTAGATGTTGCAATTACAAAAGGTGGATGGACTTCGGTAATTGAGGCTCATGATTTTTTTAGTTGTGGACTATATGGATTTGCCGATCATAAAATATTGCCATTCATGTTTTCAAGATGGTATCAAGAATATATAAGAAATCTACCTTTCTAAAATGGCTGAAATTCGAAATACTAAAGCCAAATTTGAAATATACGATGTTTCAAACATACAAAAGGTTTATGCTCGTCATGCTGATTATTGTGGTACAGTGCTGTACTCAACAGATGGTGGCTATGTATGGCAATCCGTCGGCATGGATAGTGGCAAATGGGATTATCATAATTGGCTCTTTACATTCATCGCTTTAAAATAATAAACAATATGAAAAATTTACTACAAATCACATCTTTTAGAAATATTACGACACAAATAATAGTACCACTTCAAAAAGACGGTCTTTATCATACTAATCCTGTTTGCCAGAAAAAGCACTCTAAATATTATACCGTTGAGGCGTATTTAAACAATATTGAAGCTGAGATATTTAGCGTTCTAAGACTTTCAGATGGCGTTGAATTTCATATTGGCGATAATTTCATTTGGAATGATGAAACCATTTTCGAAATCAGTAAAATTAATTGGGAAGCTGGACAAATGAATTGTGTGCATAAATCGTCTAATGGTATGGGGTATGGGCAAAGCTTATTGATAGCGAAAAAGATCAATATCGTCAGTATGCGAAGATTTAAACTAATCAAGCTATATCCAAATAGTCCTGAAATTGATTCAATTGGGTATGTTGGCTTTAGAGGCATGAAACTCGAATCATATACCATGTTTCCCGAATACTGGAAAGAACTTTCGAAGCCTTTTACGGTTATACGTTATTCCGATGGTTTCAATGACTATTACATGAAAAGGAACGGCATGTATACCATCAATGGCGTACATGAATATAATTATGCGGATTTGACTCGTCTCGACAAAGCAAATTTACACATAAAAACCGTTCGCAGAGAGTCTGATGGAGAAAAATTTTCTATTGGCGATAAAGTTACCGACGATCTTGGCGTTATCTCAACAATAAAAAAATTTATGATTTCATCAAATTACTCATGCATTAAAATATATCCGTCAGAGCCTGGAAACCTCATTCTGCTTGACGACGCAACGATCATCGACACATTATTTACGACCACTGATGCCGTTCAAGTAACTGAAAAATCATTTCATCGTTATGACTTTTATCATGTTGACGAATATTTTAACAAGGTAAGGCTTTGTTATCCTATGGATTACGATTATGATAAGTATATTAACAGGCTATTTTCTTCGGCAAAAGCTGCTAATGAATTTATTTACAATCACAAGCCTGTATACTCTGAAAAACAATATCAACAAGCATTAGCTCCCAAAGGTGGCGACGGAATGAATGATTAAAACTGACCGATATGATTAACGAAGACAAATTAAAAGAAAAAATTGAACAAGAATATCGTTTTTATTTGGATAATCTTGAATATCAGGATAGAAAGATATTTATATACATGAAGCAATTAATGCTTTCATGGGTAGACGAATGTACTTTTATGCCTACAGGTAGAATGCCTCATATACCAGACTATACGGCTGGTCATAAGTACCGTAAGGATGTATTCTCTCCGACAGCAATGTATGAAGCAGCATATCTTGAAACAAAGCCTGAACCACCAAAATCGCAGGTTATACGTGAAGCTCATTTCAATATTCCTAAGAAATTTAAAACTTTCTGGGGCAAAGTTGTAACCTTTCGCAATTCTTCACGTATAATCAATAAAAATAAGTTTTGACGATGAATTATACAAGCAAGTGCCTTGAAGGCCCGATATTTTCAAGAGTTTGGGAAATGCCTAACAGCAACACCTTTGATATTAGGTGCATTAAGAAATTAATACACAAATACATCACAGATGATATGTTAAGTATTGACCCTTTTGCTAATACCAATAAAATTGCAAAGATTACAAATGACTTAGACCCTGATATGGGAACTGATTTCAATCTTGATGCAATGGACTTTTTAAAGACATTTGCCGACGAAAGCGTTGATTTTGTACTCTATGACCCACCTTACTCTACTCGTCAGGTATCTGAGTGTTACAAAAGATTCGGTAGGACTGTTAATATGCAGACAACTCAGGCAAGCTTCTGGGGTAATCTGAAAAAGGAAATTGCTAGAGTTTTAAAACCAAATGGAATGGCTATTTCATTTGGCTGGAATTCAAATGGCATTGGTAAAACTTTAAACTTTGAGCAACTAGAAATATTAATAGTTGCTCATG